GGCTGGCAGTTCCTTAGTTATCCTCATGTTTCACCTCAATTTGTATTATTTTGAATATAAAAAAGAGCCTATATCTAAGCCCTTTAAACTATTTATTAAGTTATTACAAGTTAGTCGCACTCATGATTTTATATGAATCCTTTCGCTTTCCATTCAAATATACTATTTTTGTTCTTATTAACTCATATAAGTAAACACATAAGACTGGTATTAGTAGTCCGGCTAATAAGTTCAATACCCACCAATTTGTATTTGAAACTGTAAATGATGCAACCATATATAATGGTTTATGATTAATTAAAACATCAATAAGATTCATGGCTTTAAATGAAAGAAAGTGTAAAGCCATTATATGAAATGAATTTTTTCCCAAATAAGCAATAAACTTTGCTATATATTGTTGCTTCATTAATACTTTACCTAGAAAAAGATTTACATAGATACCTGAAAATGTAGCTAATATAAATTTTACTGGAGTAGGTATAGCACCATTCGCAAAATCAATCCTAATATTATCCTTATACAAACTAATTAAAACACATATTGAAAGTAAAGCAACTATCCAATTTATTCGAATTTTACTATTATATATTTTAAATAAATACCCAATAAAAACTATTGGCATAACTACTAGTGCTATATCGGTTCTCCATGTTAATTGAATATGATTAATAAAACATTTTAATCCTAGTAAACTTAATAACAAACAAATTATGCCGCTGAATATTTCTTTTTTAATATCATTTAATTTAAATTTAATTGCAAAATTTCTAATTATACAAAATATCAGCATTGCTACAAACAAAGGTGTAACAAACCACAAAGCTCCTGCTAAACCCTCAAGAGAATTGGCATTTATAATTTCATTTATACTACGATAAAACATATCTGATAAACTATAATATGATGTTGAAGGGTCAATTTCTTTACTATAAATATTAAGTTTAATAAAAATATTATGAAGTAATATAAAAGCTACGCCATATTTAATTAACGGTAAATATAATTCACGTAATTTTCTACTAGTATAATTAAATACATCTATGGAATGAGTATCTTTATATAAAAACCCTGAAACGAAAAAGAAAAGTGAGAGATGATATAAATATACAAATGATGAATAAGGACTAGCAATATGTCCAAGAACTATGGCTATTATTCCTAACCCCTTGATAATATCCCAATATATATCTCTCTTTTGTTCTCCCATATACATGTACCTCCTTTTGATATGTTATTAGTATATCAGAAATACATAATATTACAATTTAAATTTTGTGTGCCTAAATAAAGGTTATCATATACGAATAATAAGAAGTTGCTCCCCTTTTGTTTTTAATAACATAAGCAGTTCCATTATAATAAACCGCACTTTCTGTTCCTGTATCAGTAATTGCAAAAAGGTTGTATGGGTCTTCTAATCCAGCAACAAGATTACTAGAACCCCTTAACAAAAATCTTCCATATCCACCCATATTTTTATCAATGATTTCCACTACTGTAATCTTACTGTTATCACTTACTAGTGTCATAGTAGCATTAGATGCCAATGAAAAATCAAAAGGTACGTCACTTGAAAAAGATTTCGTGAATGGTATATTTCCATTCACTATAATATTTGCACCAGTAGAACTTACATTTATACCTTCAGCATTCATATTCCCGTTGCAAGTATTACCAGTTATAGAAATGTCATGGGAAGTTCCGCTAACTTGGATACCCCATTGTTGCGTTTTAGTTGTTTGTTCGTCAAAACATCTATTACCAGTAATACTAATACCATAGCTGCCATCTGAAACAGATATTCCATCATCTTGATTAGTGCTAGGCGAAATTCCATTATTTTTACATATATTTATACCAATAGTACCATCGTGACATCCTGAAAACATTATACCAGCAGAATTATTATTGTAACATTTGTTATCACCAACTGTAATGGAATTACAGTTTATCAAATCAACACCATTACCATCATTACTATATATTGTATTGTTAACAACTGTTAAACCAGTATGCCCATTAGAATAAATACCGCCTGCTGTTACAGTTGGATTAAGTCCATTTTTTCTTACGGTATTCCCATCAATCAAACCATTATTAGTGTTGTAGATAATACCATCTAAATATCCATTTTCAATAGTATTATTTAATATTTTGTTATTACCGTTGGCAAAAGTTATATCATCGTTACTAAAAGAAACAACAGTATTAACTTTAGTTCCTATTAAGAAACACTTTTCAACTGTACTATCTTCAACATTAGACATATTAAGTGCAATAGTATGTGCATTTATGATTTTAATATTAGATACTAAATTATTGCGAGACTTCCAAAATGTTATTCCGTTACCCGTTGTTCCGTTGTTTGAATTACAATCCAGCGTAAAATCTTTTAATGTTACATTGTCTTTTTCTGTGAGTTGTATTATTTCAGTTAAATTAGTATTGTTTTTTAGTTTAATAATAGTATTATTTCTACCTTCACCATATAACTGCATATTGGCATACAATATGATACTTTGGCTAACACTGTATATTCCTTTAGGAAAATACAGTTGACCTCCACCTTGTGAATTAATATAACTTATCGCATTCTGTATGGATGCAGTATCATCTGTAATTCCATCTCCCTTTGCTCCAAATCTTTTTACGCTCACATAATCCAAAAAATGCGAGCTAGCGTTTTTCTCCAATTTACCTAATGCCTGATTAGCAGTATCTGTTGGAGCTATAGCCCCACCTGTGCTGGGTACGGCATATCCAGTCATTTTTACTACTGCTGCATTAGTTTCCGGATGTAGCACATCTCCATAATTATTGTCTGGTGGAACCATCTGTATGTTTTTTATTGTCATTAAATAAACGCCTCCTTAAATTGTTTTATACCAAAACCCTTGTAATGGCTTTGTTGCTCCTACTGTTATTTGCTGAGATACCGTACTCTGGACAAAAGCAGCTGTAGCAATCTGTTGTGTGTTTGTCCCGGTTGTTGCTGTTGGTGCATTAGGTATGCCGGTGAAAGTAGGACTAGCTGATGGCGCTTTTAATGACACCTGAGCCTGCAACTTACCTAATGCGACCAGTATAGTATCAGTAGCAACTATTGCAGTATTAGCTACTACACTCAGTCCTGATAAAACTGTTCCTCTTACGGTTGCAACAAAATCTGAAATTGTGCTTGCTGTTTGTGTCCCAGTATGGTTAGTACGATTTCTCAAGTTCGCATCTGTATCATTTTTAGTAGCACCGGTTGTGATCCCTGCAAGTTTATTAAAATCCTCTTTTGTCATTAAGCCGTTATTTATTAATGTTGCAAGTGCTTCGACTCCACCAATATCATCCCATACAGTACCCTCCCAAGCATAATTGATTCCAGTATCAGTGACATTATACACATCACCACCAACTTGTCCAGAAGAAGGCAGAGAAGAATAGGTTGTGACACTACCTTTATACTTGTATACAGCAGATACTTTATTATCTACCTCTGATTTCGTATAAGCATCTGTAATTCCGTATCCACTAATAGTTGTAGGTTTCCCAGCGGTTATCTTACTCCAAGATAAATTTGGTATATCTGATGCAATTAAATCAGCGCCACCAGTAACTAAACCTTTTGAATCATATGTTATTTTTGCTTTTGTAGAGCCTGTTATATCTGCATTCTTTATAACTTTATCAGTTACAGTATTCCACAGAGTTCTTTCTGCTGAAGTAATGTGTTTTACATTATCAGAAATATGAGTTACAGCACTATTCCAACTATCTACAACTGTTTGTATAATACCATCAAGGATACTTTTATTGCTGTGAGAATGCCTTGACGCTGTATTAGCTGATACCTCTGTATTATTAGTCACCTCTGTATCAAAATCAGATATTGTAGAAGCTGTCTGCATTCCTGTGTGATTTGCTCTATTTCTATCTGTAGAATGATAATGCAGTATAATATTTGCTGAGCCTGTTAATAGAGCAGCGTTTACGTCCGAAATATTATTAACCTCAGCACCAGTTTCAATTCCTGCAAGTTTGGTTTTTTCGCTCGTTATATAGTCTTCGGTTGATAGTTGCTTTCCAGTTACTTTATCAACCTTATCAGTTACAGTATTCCACAGAGTTCTTTCTGTAGATTTAATATGCTTAATAGTATCCGAAATATGAACATATGCACTGCTCCAAGCTGTAACTAAAGTCTGAGTTATTGTATCTAGTAAATTTCTATTTTCATGTACATGGGAGTTATCCACAGCGACATCAATATCATATATTGTGGATACAGGTTTGTTTAATAATTCATTATAATCAGTTGTGTTTTCTTTGCCTGTTATCCTGGCTACTATAGCCCCATCACTAAAATACTTATCATTAAAAAAAGCTATTACGATATCATTAATAGCGATTGCATCAATGTCTTTGGATACAGTAATAAACTTTGTAACAAGATCATTATAATCAATCAATACAAGTCTAGCTTTATTGCCCTCTATTGTTGAAACTATGCCTCGTACTATCATAATAATTTCAACCAAAGTTTATTTTGACTTAATGGTTGTGCAACCGATATTACAACAGAGATAAGAGCGTCAAAATCTAACTTTGAGACATAGACTAATGATTGATCAATTGTAGCAGTTACACTGCTGGCATTACTAATAATAGTAAGCAAACTTATAAATCTCTCAAGGATTTCAGATCCTTGTGCAGGAATATATTCAGCTAATGCTCCGGCATTGCCATAACAATACATGATTTCTGCAGAACTATTATCTGGGTCCGTAGCGAATACTGCTATCTCTCTCCAATAAAATCCTGTTGAAAGACCTTGATTTGTAAATACTGATTGAACTTTGGCCTTTCCACCAGTTAACACTTTTAAATCATTTATGCCAAGGTCTGCTTTTTGACTTATTACATCCGTCATATCTTCAATAACTTGGTTTGTAATCGCTCCGTCACCCATTTTTATACGAGTAAAGTTTATTGTTGTCCCTGTTTGGACTCTTGCTAATAAGGCCCTACCTTTTGTAGTAATTTGTATTAGACTAAAGCTCATTTATCACACCACCTGTTCTAAAATATATAAATCTCCTACGTGTAGACTGTTTGCATAGTAAACAGTCATTTGAGCTGATAAGTCCACAACTACAGCATCCATTATTGCACTTTTTCGCTTAACTTTATCCATTGCAGACGCGAATAGCTCAGCAAGTTCTCCAGTTACTGATGGATTGCTGGTTACAACTCTAAAGTGGTATGGCTCACCACCAGTATATTGATACCACTCTTCTACATATCCATCTCCAAAATAATCCCACACTACCTGTTCTACCGCATACGGAGTACCAAGGTACATATGGACCTTATCACTATTTTTTATTAGCGCTCTTTTTACATCAATGCTGGCTGATGAATCATACCAGTCGACGTGCAGCTCATATGCAAGTTCATCAAGTAGTTCTACAGACAATAGATTAATGTTAGATAATATGAGACACTTTCCAATGTCACCGGCTATATTCTCAAATTGTTGATTGAGAGCAGCACATATTGCCTGAGTCGTTAAATCTTGCTGCATGAATAAAGTCTGCAATTTTAAGAGGTCAACGTTATTTAAATTCATCAATAAATCCCTCCATATGTTGGAGTATAAGTCCCGGAGATTGCAACCTGACTAGAGGTAACGGGTGTCTCAACTGGAGCGGTAATTGTTATCTTACTGGCACCTGCATTTAATACTAATTGCCTCAGCTTGTCAGGGTTAATAGTTTGTCCTAATTTAGCACATTGCCACACGATGTACTCATCAACGGCTTTAGTTATAGCTGTTTGAATGCTACTTATATCTGCAGCCATGGATGAGCTAATATAGTATGTAAATGTAATGTCATAAGGTACAGTAACAGGAGCAACTACGCTAAGCTGATCAGTAAGTGCTTTTCTTTTACTATCCGTGCATATTGCTAATACATAATCTAATACTGCCTGAGTGGGTATCCTTCCACCTTTCATAAGCACAACAATTTGTATATTGCCTGCCGATGGAGAAATAACTGAAACGTCAGTTATTTCAGCGTTAGCAGTTTTAGCCCAAAATATATATCCTGCCTCACTTCCTGCGCTTACTTTATTAAAAGATTCTCTTATTCTCTCACGATATCCACTCCACACATCAACGCCATCATCATCTGACTCGATATCCGCGCCACCTGAGCTCGTATCAACATTAGAAACACTAGAAACATATGCAACTGGATCCACTAATGTTTTTATCTGTCCAGAAGTGAACCCGTTATATATTTGTCCGCCCTCTGTGCTTTCTGCTGCAACATCTCCAATAGTCTGTCCAGCGACAATTATTAATGTTTGTTTGGTTGCAAAATATAACTTACCATCTGGAGTAACTCGCGCACCAACAAGTACAATTACATTAGATGTCTGTGCTGCAGACAAAGTAAATCTTATAGTTGTTTTTGATTTATGTGCAGGCAACCTTGGTGTGTCTGTTCTTTCTCCCATTGCATCAAGATATACGCCCGTTGCATATTTTAGTAGATTCATTTTTGCAGATTCGTTTATACTACTCTTAGTTACCACTAATAAAGGAAGTAGCTGTTGCAGAAACATTCTTCGTTCATCTCCAGGATATAATGTTTCTCCTAATACAGATTCGAAACCTGATATCATTTCATCTAGCATATATTCCGAATTCACATCAACAAAATTAATATCACTCAACGTCTATCACCACCTTAAATTGCATATTTCCATTTTCATCGATATCAGTATAATTGACTTCCTGCACATCAGCTCTGGGTTCAAAGGAAGAAACTATATTATGTACCTGTGATATGAATTCAACTGCAGCATCCTCTGATGGCTTGTCAAGTAATCCTGCTTGTAGTCCCATTGTCCGATTGTAAGCAATTTCATATTGCCAGGTATTTATAAGATTTATAACATTTTGTAATATTCGTTCAGCGCCTTTTGCAGCCCAATTAAGTATTATTTTTTTAGATGTATCTATTTCGTATATCACAATACCACCTCAATTCATCCCCGGATTAGTTCTTTTTGCTGCAGCTTTTTCTTCGGCTACTGCCATTAATATATTTGGATCCACTGCTACTGGAGTTTTTATTCCTGCAGCTTTTGTCTTTGGGCTGCCACTATTACTCTTTGCACCAGCTCTTACGTATTCAGTAAACTTTAAACTCAAATTAGCTAATAAAATATTACCAGCATTATCGATATTCATATCAGATGCACTCACATCAACAAGCAACCATTTATTTTTTCCTAACGCTTTATTCCCAAGAATAAAAACATATGGTATCCCTGCATCCTTAATATTTTCCCATTCGGTTATTTCTTTTCTAGGATTGATCTTAAATGAGGCATCTAGCTTTACTGAAAAATCCATTGCATTAAGTCCAGGACCCTTTTTATAGGTTGATGGTTTTTTGCCTTCAACGTCTTGATCCTCAGTTGAATAGTTTGAACTATATTGAAGTCCAGAAAACGTATATATCTTGTTACTACTTACTGAAAAGACTTTTTTACTGAAACTTGCTATTGCCATAATCAATATCCCTCCAAAGTTTTGCGGAGAACAAAGAAAGTTCTTTTATTCGCCACATCTTGAATAACTTTACTTGCGAAATAAGTTCCGTCAGGCATACCAAAGTTTTTAATCGTAATCATATTACCTGCAGCAAGTCCAGAGTCTATTTCAATATCAAACTTAAATTTAACTTCATTCTTGTTGTGATATCTAAGTATGTTTTTACAGAACCTTTCAGCTTCAGCTAAGCTTGAAACAGGTACATTGTTGACTTTCAAAATAGGTCCTGCAGGTGCATTGGATGGAGTAAACTCATACTTCATATTGCCGTACGTCACTCTGCAGCTATGATATATGTTTTGAGATGTATTAAAGTATTTATATTTTCCGTCAACGTCTTCAGGGTTTACCGTCTTTACTGATGGTAATGACTCCAAATATTTTTCAGAATATATTACAGCTTTATGATCAGTAAGTTTTAGCACATACCCTTCGAGCATGCAGCGATGTGACAGAAAAACAAAGTCTGCAATGTCTATCTGATCAACTCTTTCATACAGCCAATTTTCAACGCCAAACGTCTGCAAAGTAAATCCATTGTTTTTGCAAGTATCAAGAGCCAGCTCCAGGAACCTAACTTTCTCCCAGGTCCTAGTTTTTTCAGTTTTAGCTTCCTGTGGAATTGATAGAGCGCGTATAGTAAATATTCCGCGCTCTTGCTGCAATTCGTCAACAAACATTATGCCTGAATCAAAGCCATCATTTTTTAGCTGTACAGTATCATTCTTATGTGGATTCCATTTACCCCAAAGCTTTTCTGTGTCAGCAAAGGTCATATCCACACTGTCAGCAATCCCACCTGCATTATCAGTAATACTTGCAGCCTTTACTTCAACTGCATTGTTTATGTCTTTGCCCTGATATATTATCTGCAAAATATCACCTCTTCCATGGTGGCAATGTGTCTGATGATTGCTCTTCAATAATAGGTATTTTTAGAACTACTCCTGCATCAAAAATAATAACACCGGAGTGTTGAGGATTGGCCTTGATGATAACATCTGCCTTAAACTCTTCGTTATAAGCATCAAGAGCCAGGATATCAAATGTATCACCGCGCATTGTTGTATAATTAAAATAATTAGCCAAAGCTTGGTCTCCCCCCATCTCTCAATATTTCTTCAATCATCTCTCTGAGCTCTTCCTTTTGCCTACTAAACTCAGATTTAACCTCCTGCGTAGTCCCTCCACTATAGGAAGGACTGAATGTAAAATTAAATCCATTTCCTTGCTTATTTACACCCAGTAGCTCAGCAGTTCTATCTAGTAATGCTAAGCTTCTTGGTGTTCGCTTAATAGGTATTGCTGCCTCTGGGCCAGCTTCACCAAAAATTGAAGGTTTATTGGCAAATCCACCTGCAGCATATTGTTCCATACCGCCAGATGTTTGTATTGTAGGTATTAGTGGTATATTAATGCCAGGTATTAGGTTTGCTTTTTCTATTAACCAATTAAACTTTTCTAAAACCCAATTAATAGCCGAAAAGAATCCATCCTTGATTCCATTAACTATTCCACTCCATAGGCCACTGAAAAAAGTTCCGACTCCCATGAAAAATGGAAGGACATTGTTTTGCCAAATTCCAACAATAAAAGCTGATATTGCATCCCAGTTTTTCCACAATAGATATATGCCTGCTACCAATACTCCAATTGCAGCTGCTACACCAATTACTATCCAAGTCATAGGATTTGCTAATACTGCTGCATTAAGCCCCCATTGAGCAAGTGCTGCTGCAATAGTTCCAGCTCTTATTCCTGCCATTACACCTTGATAAATCATCATGCCCACAGTAATTGCTTTCCACGCTGCCATAGCTCCTACAATTCCAAAGATTATTGGAGTTAATGTTGACCAATTCTCTGAAATAAAATTAAATACTTCTTTAGCCCCACTAAGGAACATAACAGCATAATTAGCTGCTGTAGCAATCCCATTTCCAATTCTATCAACATCAATTTTATCCATTAATTGATTAACAAACTTTAGTCCATTTGTTAATAATGGCATTGATTTTGTGGCAATTTTAGCTATGGTTTCTTGAATTTTGGTATCAAACAACCTCTTTTGATTTGCATATGAAGTATCCAAAGTTTTAGCAAAATCGCCTTGTGCATCCTTAGACACAGTCATTAAATAGTTATACCGCAACATTGTCTGCGAGGCTTGATCCATGTTAGAGTATTGCGTTTTTATACCCTTAGATAATGCAAATGCCTGCAAGTTTGCAACAGACATGTTAATACCAAGTTGTTTTAATGGCTCTGTTTCTCCAGATATACCAGAACGTATCTTGTCGAAGGCCGTTTTGCTATCTAAATTATAAAATGATGCAAAATCACCTGATAATCCAGATAGATCCTTTGACATCCTCAATGAATATTGGCTTGCTATTCCACTGCTCTTGAACATTGCACCTAACGTACCGGTATACTGTTTTGCTTGCAGCTCAGATAATCCAAAAGCATCTAGTGCTGTCTTAGACCATTGATTAATCTGCTTCGCATTACCGACAAAGGTTGTATCTACGACATTCTGAACCTCAGACAAACTAGATGCTAATTCAAGACCCTCGCCTGACATATTTTTAAGCCCATTAACTGCTAAGCTAACACCTCTAGTCAAAATATTGCCTGCGAATACACCCTTTGCAATCTGGCCAACCAAGGACAAAGATGTTCCAGATTTTTTTGCATTTTGAGTGAATTTATTTTGTTGATTCGTTGCCTTAAGCATTGCTGATTGCAATGAAGGATCCAGCTTACCAGCAAGTGTAATAAGCGCCCTTATTTCCTTCGTACTAGCCATGTTTACCACCTGCCTTTTTCATGCGTTCTGCTTCATTACATGCATCCTCAAAAAATTCCACAAAGTCATACAAAGTTGAATTGAAACAAAATTCAGCCGACGTTGAAGTGTTTAGAATTATTTGACTTATTGATCTTCGAAAGTAGTCGTCTGGGACGAATCCTCCGAATCTAGATAGAAAAAATTTCTTACCTCACTACTACCTTTCTGAGCATCTTTAGCATTTATCCTCATTACGTCTGTAATATCAATTGATGAGTCAGCTTTAGATACAGCTGCGGCAAAAAGATATGAATGATAATCAGGATCTAATTCCTCAGCAGTGGACATAGGGACACCTGCAGTTTTCATTGCTTTACCCGCATTAATTTTATCTTTTACAGTCATTCCCTCGATGTCATAAGGTACTTCACTCACTTTTTTTCCATTAATATCGATTGGTTTGGATAATTTAAGTATTTTATTCACGTTTTCTCCTTCTAATGAAAAGCAGCCCTTTTAAAGAGCTGCTTTAACATTTTTCATATAATCTACACCGTTTATTTTGTAGATGTAGTTTAGTTTGTCAATCAGCAAGACTTCCACACCAGCGATGACTATTCTGTATCTTATGACCTCGAATTCAAGAGAGCCATCCATGGTTGACGCTGATTCTACTTTGCCTGGATCTAATTTTTTTGACATTCCTGAAATAAATACCTTTGTTCCCTCTGGAACTGTGGCACCATCACCAGTTATTACTTCCTTTGCAAATCTCAGTTCTATATTGTGTACTCCTGGGGCCGATAGTTGAGCTGAATCTTTGTTAATAGAACGCTGAGACATTGAAAAAGTTAAACTGTTAATCTGCCCAAGTGAAGGAGCATCTATTGTTCCCATGATGCCTGCACCCTTTAGCTCTGATGAAGCAACCTCTACTGATGGAAGCTGGCAAGAAATATTGTCTCCAACTTCATTTCCATCACCATAGACTTTATGAGCAATTACATTACCTGAAAACATTAAGATTCACCCCCCATTAGAGCTTCTATTCCAGCTGATGTGTACTGTACTTTCGCAGTAATAGACTTACCAGGTGGAGTTGTTGTTGTACTAATATCAAAGTCAAAATCACCCTCAACAATATCGCTAACTGGATTGCTGGTTTCGGTAAATTCGATTTTTGCAAAAAGTAATGCACCGGTACTAATTAGACTATCAAGAAACATCTGATAATCATTAAGTATGGTATCAACCATGCTTCTACTCATTGGCATATCTACTTTGGTACCATATCTCTTTTGGAAGTCATTCATGATGTGATAAATCATTCGGACGCTACTATCAAATTTATCTCTTGCATCCATATCCTTACCATATTCAAAAGCTCCAGTGTGTGGTCCCCAAAGAACCCAACGGCCACCCCAATATGTAGCTGTACGAATTCCTTTGCTATTCAAATCATTCGCCTGTACCTGATCATATGTGAGGTCAGTTCCTGCAGCAAGGCATACACCTGTAATATCAATTGGCTTGTTTGATGGAGTTTCATAAGGCACCCCATCATGAGATGAATCCACCTGCTGCATAACAACTGTTGCCAATGTTGATAAATGAAATTTACGATTCACATTTTTAGCCATTGGCCAACATGGAGCCTCACCTGCTCCAGTATATGCGTTAGCTACTTTCCATTCTTGCGCCTTTGTTATCGTATCAGCATTGGAGTCTGTAACCAAATCGCTATTTACCCATGCGTACCAATGTCCATTTATTTTTTGACTTGCTGCCTTAAGTGCTGCATCTACGGTTTGATTGAAGCTCCATCCAGGAGAGCACAGTATATTCGGTATAAGATTGTGCATTATATACACCAAATCCACACAAGATATCCCTGTCTTTGCGCCTGTTGTTGAGTTCGTACCACCAATGATATCTGCAGCAACTAATGTACTGGGAGTAACTTCATCGAAAGTCACAGTTACAGATGCGGCAAGAGTTGTAATAGCTTTTACAATTACTTTGCTACCATCGGTTGAATATTCAACACTAAAGTCAGTGCCAAGAACTTTGGAAGCTATAGCACATGTCTTCAGTATTACTTTGTCGTTGGCAATTTCTCCAACTCCGTTTGTTATTGTAACAACAGCCGTTTTTGCGGTAGCTTTTTTTGTTGCTGGATCCAAAACATTAACTAAGATTATTGGTCCGATGGGTTGTATGCTGTTTTTAAAATGTGCATATATTGCCTCGCACAAATCAAAGTTAGCCCAATTCGAATCATTCCATCCACATTTCATTACTGCATCAGAGAAGCTGTTTACTAAAATAGGCGTATTAACTTTGTTGGAAAAATCCATAAGCTGATGAACTGGAAGTATCCCAATATAAACTGGAGTTGTTCCAATAACTGAGCTTACAAAATCCTTTGTTGCTTGCATTTCGGCAAATGAACCATGTTTGTATGGCATGATATCGCCCCTTTCTTATAAATATTGCTGTGCAATAGATTGCACATATGATTGCGGAGCTGTACTTATACTGAAGCGTATCCATCCATACCAATACGGATATGGATTTTCTTCATACATGCCCCATTTTAAGGATCTACTTACAGATATTTTTTGAGCTATTATTGGGTTCTTCATAAGTTCAGTAACCGTTCTGTCTACCAAATTCATTAAATCCCTATACCCGTTAAAGCTCGGATTAAATTCAACCAGATCTCCATTAAGTACATGCTCACCAGGACTATATATGGCCGCAGAAACGCGAATATTCATGTTTGAACTATTCGTATCACTATCACCATCATCAAGTCCAACAATGAGACATGGGATTGAAGTTTCCATTCCTTCTGGTAAAAAACCTTTTGGAGGAATCCATCCAACATGAACAGAAGGATTGACAAGTTCGTACAACTCAACATTGTCATCAGAAGGCTTTTGCAGTTTAATTGTGTTTGCAACGTTGCTCTCAAGAAACTCTTTTAATATGTCCAGTTCCATTACACTCATTTGCTCACCTTCTTCTGTGTACTTGTCATTATCCTAACTACTTCATGCTCCAGTCTCTCATTTAGTTTTTGAGATGCTGCCAGACTTATTTTTTCTCCAACATTATCATTTGTGATCATCTGTGGAATTGAAAGCGTTCTAATCGGCATAATCGGAAGCCTTTTCTTGCCTTCACGCATAAAAACATTATACTGAGTTTTCTCTGCAGAGGTCGCTCCTGTGTGGCCAACAAATCCATTTTTGACTAGTACACTTCCTCTTGCCTTTTTGATTTTTACGAATACTGCATTCTGAAAAACACTTTTCTTACCTCGCTTTGCAGTTTTGGGAGTGAATGGGAAGTGTGCAAGGCTTAAAGTATGGCCTTTTGACATAATTGAAGCTTCAAGTTTAGTTTTAGTAGGCTTTTTTATGCCTCCATTAAAACTATCTTTAACTTCCTTTTGTTTAACAGCATACAGATTTGATACTTCGCGTCCTGCCTGAGTTATTGTGAAATCAATGGTACGATTTAAAGCAAGCCTTGTTGCTTCTGCGACTTCCTTCTCATACCCTTTTAGTTCTTTTGTAAGGCGCTCAATTTGAGTAGTATCAATATCTATAATTGCTGAATTTCTTCCCATATCATCACCCTCTATTCTGCTGAAGAATGATTTCATAAAGTCCATTATCTTCTCTAACGTTGAAAACCAAATATGGTCTTTTATCAAATAATTGAACCGAGTCCTGCATTGGTTTCTTTGCTAGATCAGATACTTTTGCAAAATAAAGGAGCTCTCCGACACTTAAGCCATCAAACTCCTTCTTGCTACGTTCTTGCAACTTGTCATTATCGACTATAACTGAGACATCTTTACCATCAACATTGTGTATTTCTGCAAATTCATCACTGTTAATGAGAGTGTTTAAGTCTGATAAAACATAATCCATAAACTTAGCCATTTTGCATCACATCATTAGGATCAAATTTAATATCTAGAGATTCTTTACCGTCTGGTTCATCATCGTCATCTGCTAATTCCTGTGCTCTTTTATAAATAGCTTCAAGAACAGTCTTTCTGTTTTTATCAGATTCCTCTTCTGCAGCCATTTTTTGAAGCAAGTCAATGTCCTCAATTGTAGAAACGTAAGCATTTACCTTGTCAACATTACCATCAGGAATAAGTTTTGATGGAGGAGTTTCCGGTGCTTCTTCTTTACCATATTCGTATTCAGCAACACCATTTTTAACAAGTCTATCCTCTTCTACTTCGGGCAAGTTCGAAATAATGTCACCAGTCGAATAGACTTTAATTCCATCATTTACTTTACCAACTGTAACTTTTATCATCTAATCACCTGCTCCTTTACATTACTATTGCGACATACCAGCCATCGACATCATCTGGTACTGGTAGTGGTCTTGATGCGAGTCTTACTTTTCTCACTTCATCGTCTTCATTGAACCATGATTTTGGAATTCTCTGACCTTCAATTGTGACAAATTCGCCATTTTCAGCCTGAGTGAGTGCTCCATAAATGCGCTTATTCACACCTTTTGTTCCAATAATAACTGTATTATCAGGGACCATTGCTGTTTCAGTTCCAGCATCATTAAGGAACCATTCGTCATAACTATAAACCTCTAGTCCTAAAGATGGCAATTTACCAACAAAAGTCAATGCTGGAGACTGTACTGTTGGTTCTATTGCTCCGATATTCAGTCTTGCAACGTCAAGCAATTTTTGTACAACAGGATGCTTGATAAATCTACTAACCACATTGGAAGCCATTACCACAATATTTGGCGACTGCCCTGTTTTTTGAATGATAGCTAGTCTCCATCTCTTCAAGTCTTCAATTGGATCTGATGTATCTGCTGACCAAAGAGCTGCACCTGCCAATGTTTCTTTGTTTGTAAAACCAAAGTCAACTTGCTGTTCAAATCCTTCGCCACTCATTACAACTTTTCCGTTAAGCATAACCTCTCTGCACATCCACTCTTCTCTTCTTGTTATCATGTCGTCAAGGTCAAGGAGATCCTGCGCCAGAAACTCTTGAGCTCTCTCAGCTGGAGTTTTTGCACTGTAGATACTCTCTCCCATACTCCTATTTTTCAAATCATCAGCAGTGATAATTCTTTCAGGAGCAATTTTAGGAACTTTGTATGTGTTAGTAGTGAATCCTTGACGATCCATTACTATACCACCGATTCTTGGAGCAACGAATGGAGCCATTTTTCTTTTGCCTTTTTTGAAGTCCACATCAATTTTTTCAGTTGGAGATGTCTCTACGCTTGAGAAGAATGTATCTCTAAAAAAGGTATACACAGGTTTCACAAGGTTTATTGCTTTTAACATTGTTCTAGTGCTATAAATATCAATCATTTTCTTTTTCCTCCCTCTTAGTACGCAATATTGTCTCTCAAGTAGATACCTAAATCTCTGAGAGCAGTTTCATAATCTGCAGCGGTGTCCGTACTTCCAAACAAAAGTGCTTTTTTATTAAACACTCCTGAAACATATGTAGTCGCCTTAGAATCTGCAGTAGCAACAGAACCGGTGTCTACATCGTCAGTTAATATACCGTAAGGTAATTGCTGACCATCAGCCTTTGATTTATCTACTGGCTTTGCCAAACCTGTTGCAGTAATTATTCCAACAACGGTGCCTCTTTTGACTACTCCTTGATTCTTTGCTAGAGTTATCCCTTTAACCAAAGAGGGAAACTCCTGACCGGCAATAAGGTTATCCGGTGTAAATGTTCCTATGCTTGAATATAAATCATCAACCATTATTTAATACCTCTCTTTCTATTAGCTGCGTTTGCGATACTATCTGCTGCTTTGTCCTCGGCTTCTAATTTTTCCGTAGCGGATTGCTGTTTTACAGGATCTACAGTAACTTCACCTGCTCCAGATTCATCAGCATCAGCTTTTGCATCATCAAGATACTTTTTACCTTTGCTGTTATCCTGCTGCAATGCTTGAAATGCTAAGTCCTTTGCATCAACAGGCTTGTCAAACTTAGCCTCATTGACTAATTTCTGATCCAGATTTTTTGATATTTTCTCAATATCCTGAATCCTTGTTCTTTCTGATTTCGTTCCTTCATCCCTTGCAGCATCTTCAATTTGCTTAACTAAATCTGGATGCGCATTTCTAAGTTCAGTTACGTCTTTAAACATAGGTGAACCTCCTTCGTCTTTGTTAGTTATATTTGCAGCAGGCTGAAGCTCTGGAGCTTTTGCCTGTGGTGCACTAGGTAATTGTGTATCTTTTGATGGGTTATTTTTTGCTACTTCAAAGAATTTCTTCATTGAATCTGCCATTGAATTTTGTATTGACAGATGACTAAAAGAAAAATTATTTTCAACTGGATCTGCTTTATCGTCTGAATATAATATTTTGTCAGCATAACCTTCTTTAATTGCCGTTTTAGCAGACATGAAAGTTTCACTATCCATCATTTCTGAAATCTTATTTCGAGGCTTTCCTGTCTTAATTTGATATGCATTGACTATAGTTTCTTTTACTTCATCCAATACATCAGCGGCTTTGCGCATATCTTTTGCTTCGCCCCAATCAACTCTTCCAATAGGATTATGTATCATCATTATTCCGACAGGACTCATTTGAATTTCATCAGCTGCCATAGCAATAACAGAAGCTGCAGACATTGCTTTTGTTATCTTTGATGTTACTTTTCCGTCATGTTCTTTTAAGGCATTATAAATTCCAGCTCCTGCAAAGACATCACCACCATAGCTGTCTATCCAAACAGTTATGTTTTTACCTTTATGCGCTGCCAGTTCAGTTCGAAATGCGTTAGGTGATGCGTTTGGAATACCGAACCAATCGTATATCCATGCGTTATCATCACTAATAATCTCACCTGAGACATGAAGTTCAACTTCATTCTCATTTTCAGTACTGTTTTTAAAACTCCAAAAACTCATTTTATTCATTTCCCCCTTCTATTACTGGTTGTATTGCTCCTCTGGCCTTTCTTAAAAGTTCATTTTCTCTAGTAATCTGAATTATATTTTTATCCCAATCACCACCAGTGAGTCCGATTGTTTCCTGTTCATGTGTGGAATAACCCTCAGTAACTCTGAGTGTAGCAGCTTGAACTTCTTTTACGGGATCAATCATTCCAGGAGCTGGTCCATTCCAATCAGCTTTACACCAAGATTTCTTTATTGCGGCATCATTAAAGAATCCTGGAGCATTCACCCTTCCAACTGCAACAGCTTCAGATAGCCACACCTCATATGTAGGTTGACAGAAGTCAGCCGCAAACCATGTTCTTCTCATGCGGAATGCTTTCCATGCCTCTAGGAGTGCAGCTCTCGATGCTGAATAACTGGCCATAAAAGACTTTGTTAAAAGTTCAAAAGGTATTTCCAATGCTGCACCAATATATTTGCACATTGCTGTAGTGAATGCTTCGAATTGTGCTGTTGGTTGTTTAGGATCTCCAAAAGTAACATCCTCACCTGGTCTTAACACGTTAATTGTTCCGGCACCAAGTTCATAAGAAAATTCATCACTTTCTACCTGCTGATCTTCAGGTATAGCAGAATTAAATGGATTATCCGACGCGTTCGTTTCAGTTTTAATGAATGCAGTAAAAAACGACTGTATTACTGCAGCCGTCAATGTCGCTTCGCTATATCTGTTAATCTGTTTTAAAGATTCTATTACCGGCGCCAGATATGGTACCCCTCTATATTGCTCGCATCGTTCCTGCTCCATGAGGTGAAGAATATTAGGATTACCTGTTTTCTTTCCGAAGGCTTCAACACGACTCCACTCTTTCTTCCCTGAATTACTACTTGGATATTGATTACAAACCCAGTATGCTACGACAGCGTCATTACTGTTTATTTCAATACCATTTATTATTCGATTTCCATTAGGAGCTTTAACGTCGTTTCCTGTTTTATTATTTGGATTACTAACTCGATCCGCTTCAAACAAATGCATCCTGAGAGTATAAGGCATCCAATCAGTTGCATCATCATTTTTCAACAGACCAAAACCATCACCATTTAGAAGCCATGACATAAATGCGAGCTGCTGCAACTCGTTAAAATTATTTATCCTGAGAGCGTCACACCAAACAGAATCAGCCCACAGATTGAATTCTCTTTCTGTATTCATTTCCCATGCATCAGCTTCTTCTTTTGAAAGTCCAAGAAAAGAAAAATCAATTCTTGCTTTTAGTTTAAGTCCTTGTCCAACAACGTTCGTTCTATTTGTTTTAATTGCTGATGTTGCAATTGGTGCGCTCATGAACAGATCTCTAGATCTCTGTCGTAGCAAATCAAGATTATCGTCTATGTCCTCCTTTGGACTCTTGCTGTTAGCAGTCCAACCTTTCACAGATTTTTTCACCCTGCTTGCTCCGCTTTCAGAATATCCTGAATTCCTAAAACTTTTAGCGAGTTGAGCTCTCGCCTTAGCAATTTCTCCATTTGCTTTTGCAATTTGGATTTGTGCCTTGGCTTCCAATTGCTTTGTCTTTGATTTTTCAATCTCAACCATTTCTGAATTATTCAACCTAGTCACCTCACAAATCCCTTGGAGTTATTCTAAAAGATTTTCTTCTTCCTCCACCACGTGCTATTGATTCAAGCTCTTCAACTTTGCTTTCCCACATCTTTATTTGTTCTCTTATCTGATAGAGGTTTGCTCGCTCTAATCGCCTAGATCCAATCTGATATCCTTGACCAGTTGCAACTGCCGCTTCTGCCTCAAGCCATAACGCAAGTCTATCTTTTGCAAATTCAAGAGTTATTGCAGCCATATCATCACCAACTTTTCTTTAAAATCGTTATAAAATAATTAAAAACCGTACATATTTGCACGATTTCCGTATTAATCAATACCTTTTTTGACACACCCACTTCGTTTCTTAGGCTTGCTTTGCTGTAGAACTGATGGGATTGCACCTGAAGACATTGCTTTAATCCTTTTTTCAAGCTCATCATAATTAGGTTTTATTAATTGACGGGCTGCCTGAGCATAATTTCTTGTGTCAAATGCCTCATTTCTTGCATGTTCAACGTTCTTTTTCCATACATAATGAGCTATTCCGCCTGTCCTTATTAATTCCTGATGCTCTGAAAGTAAGCCACTAAAGTAGCTACGAACATATCCTCTATCTTCCTCATCAGGAAAATGGCAATATCTTGGACCTGGTTCTTCAACTTTAAGAGCAGATATGATATTTGTCTTTCCTTCGTCAACTCCCAAAATAATAACTAATGCATTTTCTTTATTATTTCGGCTAAGCTTGTGAATGAGCTGCATGCCAGGACCGCCTTTACCCTTTACTGCAACAATTCTACGATGTTCGTTCTTTTTGCAGAACTTGTACACTTCGGTAGTGAAGTGACCACCACTATCAATACATGTGCATGCAATCAATAAGCCTTTTCCATCTTCAAAATGATGCACTTTCTTTAATTTATCATCGAGCATTTGCCATGTCGTTGGGTCATCAGGCTTACCAAGAACTACACCGTATTCGATGCCCCAACTTTCATCTCCCCTGCCCCATCCAGTAACCTCGTATTCAAGTCTGTCGTCCTGGGTATCAACTCCACATGTCAGTAATAATACTCCATCTGGTAGCTCTGACTCATATGGTTCGCGACGTTTTAAAAAGTCGTCCTCACTATCTATGTCAAGTTTTTCTTTATATGGTAAGCCGAATAGTGTATTGATTACGACTTGGAGAAGCTTTGGGTCTTTCTTTGCTTCGAGCCACTCTTTTATAATTGCATCCCAGTGGTACCAGGGAGAATAAAAAGCGTTCAAGTGGAAGCTCCTGGTTCCTTTTATGTTAGGATTTTCTGCTATCCATTTGCCTGGCTGAGCTTTCCAAGCAAATTCATCTGCTTCAGCCCAACATTCAGGACATTTGAAATTTACATCCCAGACATTAGCAACCTTCGGGCTTATCCATTCATGCTGAAACTTGGTGCCGTAAAAATTTATAAATACATATTCGCCGCAGCATGGACATTTTTTCATCCATTTTTCTTGGGTACCTTTCAAATAATCATTTTGAATTCGTGATGCTCCTTCAATTGTGGGGGTAGATACATACACCTTTTTACGATTCCAAAAAGTTTGCTGTCTTTTCTCTGCTAGAGCTATTGGATCTCCTTCAGTTCCAGCAGATATAGGGAATCTATCAACCTCATCACAGAGAAGAATTCGTATAGGCCTTGATGCTAAGTCAGCAGCAACATTTGCTCCTGTCATAACAATTAATCCGCCAGGGAACTTCTTATGCAGTGTGGAGTTTTCTCCATCCCTAGCTTTTGGATCACTGACCTTTTCCCTTAAAACTTCGGTATCTCTAATCATCGGAGCCAGTCTGTCACGGCTCCAATCTTTTGCTAGTGGATCCTTACTTGGTAGCACCACCATTATTGGTGCTGGGTCTTGATGTATGTAATATCCTGCAATGTTAAGCTCAATCTCCGTTTTACCAACTTGTGAGCTCCACATCAGTACTATTTTTTCAATGTCAGGGTCTACAATGGCATCCATTACATCTTTTTGATAATCTGCAGTATGCCATTGCCCTGGAGAAGATGATGCTTCTGGAGATAATTTTCTGTAAGTATCCGCCCAATTGCTTGGTAAAAGATTTGGAGGTGGAGCCCACACTCTTAATACCTTCAAGTATAGCTTCGAGATACTTTTACTCATCATCATCACCCTGTAAGACTTCATCATTTATAAATAGTTCAGGATTATAATCTGCTAATTCATTTAGTGCCTCTTCGACATGGCCTTGAAGTATCGTTTGAACTTTTGAAATATCTTTATATCCAAGGACTAGCGGAGCAACTTTAGGCGGAATACCAAGTAGTTTTGTCTTTGCCCTGGTTATCATATCCGTCATGACTGATTCGACATCTTCAGACCTGTGAAGCTCACCCTTCATCACTTTGAACTGTAGCTCTGCTTTTTCTCTTTTTACTTTCTCATGTAGAGCTTTTTCAGTGTCGTAATTAAGTTTAACTTCCTTACCATCGTTGCTTGCATTAACCTGTTGTCTGAGATATTCGCAATAACGTCTGGTGCTTTCGATGAGGTCGTATTTACCCCTAGCCACTTCCGATATTATACCCTCTTCTCGGAGCTGTCTGACTCGTCTGTCAGTGATACCCCAGCAGCTACCTAGAACTATACTGTTTACTATGGTTACATGCATTTTTTTACTACTGGTTTCACTCATCAAAATCACCTTCTTTCAGACCAATTTATATGAATTTCCAGGAAGGAAGTGGCTACCAAATTTAAGCCGTTACTTTGGGTAGTTTGGGCTCGCCAGGCACCGCAAGGGTTTCAAGTCGCTGGAAGTACCTTTTTAATTCTCAGACTTGTTTTAAAGCAACAAAAAAAGAGATAATAGATACTATCTCTTTTTGTAAACATAGAATTCTTTATAAAATATTGTTATTGTAGCTACTGTATCAGTTCCTCTAATACGCTTTTATCTTTACTTAAAATAAACATCAGTAATTGCGTAGTTTCCGACTGAGTCTCCATTTGATGGACTCTGTTCATTACCAAATTCCTCAAAAATAGCCCAATTTGCTCCATTAAGATCAATTTCAAAATTAAATGGTGTACCTGGTATTACGTTAAATTCAGCTAATATTTC